TCCATACTCCTTTGTTATCTAGTTCCTTCCATATATTTCCTAAGTCTATCATCTGCTGAGGCGACAACGGTTTAATACTAGACTCAATGATTAACTCTTTACCTTCTGCCAAGAGAGCTTTTGTCGCATCATCAGCACCTTCTGCTGCCATTTCCCACACATCAAAGTTCATCATCTTTGATGTATTGATTGCTCTATTAATAAGACTAGCATTATGCTGAGGTGCTTCTCCTGTTTGTATTACTTTTCGTACTTCATCAGCTGTATCTTTCAGGTTTCGCAAAATAGTAGAATCTCTTTTGCCTACTCCTGTTGTTTCTTCTAAGCGTATACGAAGTCTATCTGCTTTATCTTGAACTTCATCTAATGTAAGAGAGTTCTTATTACCAAACATACTCTCTACAACAAGAGAATCAGGAGTATTTATATCTTCTTTAGTGATTTCATCTACACCACTCTTTTTTGCATTCTCTATTGCTTCATCAATCGCCTGAGAAGATGCATAAGTATCACCCGCAAACTCTGCTTTCTTTGCTCTTAATGTATTGTCTGTTACAGTCTGACCTGATTCATATATTTCCCTTTCCAAGTCTGCTACAGTCTTTGACTCATCAAGAGCATTCAATGCTGTATCAATCTGTGAACGTATACCTTTTAGTTTTACTGCATCTAAAACTGAACCTGCTCCTTTACGCAATACACCACCTACTGATAGTTTAGGTATCATCGCAAACTCACCCAAAGGTGTTAAAGGAGCAGCTATTTCTCCTGACAATCCTAATGCTTGTGATCTAAATGTACCTTGCTTTAATACACTTGGACTATACAAAGGAGCAAATGGCATAGTAGTCAATAGTGCTATATCTGTTAGATAATCATTTAATCCATTGTAATCTTCATCAGGAGGAAGAAGTTGTGCCTGTTGTTGATTAAATATACCTTGTCCTAGAAGAGCATTGGTAAGCATTTGCCCACCAACCATATCCATTTCTGTTTTCTTGTATCCAGCACCTTCTCTTGTAGATACAGGAGCACCTGTTGCCCATCCAATCATATCATTGACTGCCTGTACTCCTTCTGCCAATACAGCAGAACCTGTACCAAAACCTGCACGAAGCATTGTAGCCAATGGTGTTTCTACTACAGTTACAGGTTCATCTTCTTGTTCTTGTTTTAACACAAACCTCTTTTCATCTTCTTGTGTAGGAGGAACTTCTGTTTCCAATGCCCATTTTATTATTTTTTCGGGAGTCGATGCTTTTGCTTTTTCTTCTACTATCTGTTGTTGTGACTTTGTTTGTTTACGTTGTCGATACGGAATCTCTTTTACAAGTTCCCATTGTGTAGCCTTACGTACTTGTCCTGTCTTGGGATCACGTATCAATCCCTTTACAGGATCAACAACATCACTTACTCCAATATAACCTGGCAATACTTCTTCATATTCTCCTGTAGTAAATCGTGATGGAAGTATTTCTCGTTCAAACTTTTCCTTACCTCGAGCAAACGCTTCTTCGGGAGATATATCCTCTCCTTCTCTTTTTGCTTCTTGGGTTATCTGTGATCCATATTTATAAATAGGAGAATATGGACTCATACCTGTTATCTGTTTCTTTGCCTCCAAAGACTTTACTTCAGGCTGTTCCTCCAATGTCTTGATAGGCATAGCAGTTTCTTGATAAATCAAATAGTTTATCTGCTGCATCAAAGGACCAAGTTGTTTGCCATACTCAGCTAAATCAATCTCACCAGCTTGTAACCTATTGACAAGCACATCAATGTCTGCTTGTACTTCGTCTCTTGTTCTAGCCATCTACTTACCCAATGCTTTTAATGCTTCTAACCAATCTGTATTCTTCTTTCCATCTTTCAGTACCAATGGAGCAGAAGCACGTGACAATGCCATCGCTCTACTATTAAATGCTGCCAATGCTCGAAGCTGGCCTTCGCCATCATTCTCAAAGTTCTTTTCCATTTCTGTCAAAACATTTTCATACGTCTTACCATCTCTGTATGTTTTGGTAGATGGATCAAACATCTTCTCATACATCAACATACCAAACTTCTCAGGTGCTCCCATATCACGAAGAGTATTGTCGTCTTTCTCTGACAAATCCAATGCCTTACGTTCTACTGCAAAATACTTCTGTTCCATCGGAGACAATGCAGCTTGTTGTTTTGCTTGGCTTGGTTCAATAATGTCTGCTGCTCTACGCTGGATTCCTTCATACGATTGCATCTGTGGTTGCATCTTACCTATATCTCTTTTGCGAGACATTAAATCAAACTGTCTCTTCAATGCAAGCTGGTCCAGTAATAGTTGTTCTTCCTCTGTAACAGCCAAAGGATTCCGAATAACTTCCTCTTGAAGTTGTCGATATGCTTCCAATGCAGCAGGTGCAGACTCTCTTAAAAACTTTGCCTCCTGTGAGTCTATCTGATAATCATCACGTAATGCATTGAATACAGGAGCAGCAGCATCCCTCAATCTCGAAGTGTATCCTGTATCTACTTCTTGAATCTCAGGCTTCTCCAACAATGGAGTAGGAATATAATCACCTATGGGAGCCGATGGAATAAATCTTTCTCTACGTAATACTCTATCTCGTTCTGTTCTTGGCCTCTCAGGTTTATCTGGCCGAACACCTATATAAGCATTTACTTCATCTTGATATGCAGAAGCAACAATATCTGGATTTATATTCGCAACATCTTGTAATACACCTGAAGTGTTTGTCTTATCAACAGGATCAACTGCATATAAAAATCCAAGAACTGTATCTACTTTTTGATTACTCGCATTATCTGTACCTGCTGCTCTACGTAGTTGTGTTTCAATACGATGTGCCAAATCTGCCTTACGAATAGCTAATGATTCGCTTCTATTATATTGTGTTGCATACCCCTGTTCTTGTCTTGAAGATTCAGCAATAATCTGATCTAATGCTTGTGCCAATCTTGCAGATTGAGTCTTTGCATCATAGTCTGTCATCCTAGGATCACGAATCACTTGTGACAAATCATTTATATTTCTTGCTACATCGCCACTATTTATCAAATCATGTGCCAACATAATCTTTTGTGCATGATTCTCTGCATCATTTTGTAACTGTGCTTCTTGACCAGCTTCATATTGTTGCAGTTCTTGTTCATATTGTGCTTGCTCTTGTGGATCAGCAAACCTTACACCTGGTGTTGAAGCTTCAAACTGTTCTTCTCTTGAACGTATACTTTCTCGTCTACGTGCATCAGAAACCTGTTGTCTTGCACGTCTCTCTTCTACTTTTTGTTGTCCACGTAGATTTCTTAGTTCTATATCCTTATTCTTTTGGTCAGTCTTTGTAGATTGTTCCAACTGTTTTCGCACAGATGTCTGTTCTCCACGAAGAAAATCTCTACGTGCCTTCTGTAGATTGCTCACGTACTTATCAAAAGACTTCTGTTCTATTTCCAAAATCTTTAATGCAGCATCCCTTGCAGCAGATTCAGATTGATATGCTGTCAGTGCCTCTTGATACGCTGCCTCCATACCCATCTTGATTCTATTCGCATTGTCTTGCTTATAGGCATCAAGTATTCTTCTTGCTGATTCAAAAGACATTAGTATGCTCCCATTGGATTTGTATACATCATCAATAACTTTTTAAAGTTTTTACCCTGCAACATTTCATCTAGAAGTTGTTCATCACTTGAAATCATGTTTTCTACTATCCTATTTCCATCGCCTCCAAGAGAAACATCTGTAGCTCTCATGCCTTCTACTGCTTGAACAGGTTTATTATATCCTTGTTGATGATCTAGTCTTTCTTCATTACCTGGAATCATACCACTTACTGCCCTGTTTCCATCGCCACCAAGAGAAGCATCTGTAGCTTTCATGCCTTCTACTGCTGCCATTTGTGGAGTAATACCAAGCATCTTTCGTGTAGATTCTGCTATAACTTTTCCAGATTCCCTCATATTTTTTAAACTTTGTTCGTATTGTTGTTTGGCCATTTTTGCTTCTGCACCCATTTCCATTGCCCCAAGACCACCCTCAACAGCTCCACCCAATGCAGTCATTATTGCTTGACGTTCCATTGCTTTTTGTTGTTTTTGTTGTTCTTTTAATGCAGCAAGTTGTTGTGCTTGTTGTTCTGCTATCTGAGCATCACGAGCAGCTACAGCCTTTGATACCTCTGCTCTTGCTGCCTTACCTGTATCGGCCAATGCTTGTTGTTGCCGGAATGATGCACCTTGTCCAATGTCAGCAATCTGTTGTGACGCACCAAACCTAGCCATTGCCTCACGTTCTGCTGTTTGCACAGGAGATAATGCCATGCTTCGATACTGCTCTCGTTGTGGGTCTGTCATACCTAGTGCATCCAGTCCTTGTAAACGTTCTAGTTTTTTTAGCCTAGCAAGTTGTGCAGGAGTCAACTTCAAATCTTGTGCTGCTTGCCATTGGCCTACACCACCAATAATACCTCCTAATATTTCTTTTCCTGCTCCAGCTAGCAATGCCATAGTTAACGGATCCATGCTATTCTCCTACATATAAAAACATTCTACGGATACTGACCAGCTTACATTCTGACATTTCCCCGTAGTAGATTGTCCTGTTAATCCTATACTATATTGAAGAACTTGGCTTGATATATCCTTCAATATAAAACCATTTGTGACTCTTGTTCCATCCACAAAAACATTATGAGAAGAACCATTAGGCTGCTCATATACCAAGTGATCAACATTGCCACCAGTAATCTCTTCACTATTCAATGCAGCATGGAGAGTTGTAAGTCCTGTTGTTCCATCACCATCTCTTTGACTCTGATGTACCATGTGCCATTGAAAAAATAATGTACATGGTCGCAGTATATCAAACGTAATGTTTGTATATGGGATGTAAACCTTTCTACTATTGCCACCTGTACCTTCACTTATCCATCGTGAACAATAAGAAAGATTATTCAAGAAGGAACCATTATTCCTTCCACCAAATACACCACTCACATTTACTGTAATGTTCTCTGTAGAAGAGTATCTTCCTTGCATTATGTGATGCGTATCAATCCATTTATTAGCCAAATCAAAATCTGAACCGGATAACTTATTTTGTTTGTCTTGCATTGCATCAAGATTACCTCGAACATCGGAAGCATTCAGCTGCTCTGCTGTCCATACTTTGGGAAATGATACACTCATTGTTCCTCCATAATCATGTACGCAATGTGACTTGCATCTATTGTAATGGTATAAGCATCAGACGCACTACTAGGAACTAAATACCATGAGTTTATAGGACTTCCTACATCTGGGTTATCATTAAAAAAATTTATCAACAATCCTCTACACATTAAACGCAAACCATATATTACATAGTTCTGATCTGCTTTATATATCCATGATCCATATCCAGTACGAGCTGGTTGAGTATCATAATCAGTAGTAGCACTATGTCTGTGTATATATACTTGAGAAACAAATGTAGTTGCATAAGTATTATCAGAAGATGCACCATAAATATCATATCCACCAGGAGTTGTTGTTGTTTGAATCAAGTCTTCAAAATCACTTTGATTCGGAACAGGAGTCCATGCACCTCCACTTGATAGTTGCCACTCTAACCATACTGGCCAAGTAACTGCATTTGTATCTGCATCAATCGGAGAACCATAACTATTTGCACTTACTTCATTTTCAAACTGCCAATACACACGCATTATTTGATTAGTTGCGTATATTTGTAAAAAGTTCCAAGTATGAATAACTGTTGACGAAATAAATGGAGGCTCTTGTTCTGTATTAGCGCTTATACTTATAGAACTATTATTTTGATCTTCATCTGCTGCAACCAAAATAATGCCTGACTTACCATCATTTGCATCTAAATCAAAAGATGGCTGATCTAATCCCTCATTACGTACATTCTCTGCATTCATAGGAAATGCATCATTTACTTCTGTAAAAACTTGATTCAATGCAGTGCTTGTAAGTTCTTTCCCTCTGCCTGGAGGATTTGTATTGTTTATTCTACTCATCGCCACCTACCAATAAATAAATGCTGCATTGATAATAAAGTAAACAAACACTTATCATTCTCTCTATCTGACGGAGAAACACTTCTCGCTTGTACTGTAGCTTTATTCGGTGATGCAGTATATGGAAAGTCACATACCATGCGAAATGTTATAACTGGATCAGGTACTTGATATAAAGAGCATACCTCTAGTCCATCAAACAATAATCGAATACTCACTGACTTTGGATTATCATCAGAATGATACACATTATTGTATATGTGAGAAGAAAACTCCCAGTGCATCATTCCATCTTTCATGCCTGTTAAATCAATCTCGTCTACAGTAAGCCATCCACCACCATATGTATTATAAGAAAGTCCACGAAAATCACCAAGAGTAGTTCCTGTTGTGGAATCAGTCTGAGGAACATCCATGTCACCTCTGCGTTTTATCACAATATAATGAAACGCTTTATCCTTTACTATATCCTTATCAAAGGTTTCAGATGGAGTCATTGTTCTATCAATGCCACCATTAAAAGAAGACTTGTATGCATTGTATCCTTGATTAAACTGCTTGTAGTCTACAATCGCATTGTCTCTCGGATATGCCTCTGTCCACTTCTTCATAGCTTCTTACCTTGTATTACACGCATACCTGCACTTGTAAAATCTATGGCATATCCTATCACAATCACATCTGCCTGTGTATTTATTTTCCATTGGAAGTGAGAACACGCTGCACTGTGTACATCATATCGAATCGTTGTTATCAATGGCTCTTCCCAAAACTTTCCATTGTCCAGCTGAACCTTATCATATACCACTTGATCTTCAAAGTCAGGACGTTGTTGTCGAAGAGCAGTAGTACGTTCTTGACTGTTGTAGTTAAAGTCCATGTAGTATTGAAGAGGAATGTCTTGGTCACCTCCTGTAGCTATAAATAAATACACATGGTGTATCTTCTTCTTTACAGCTGGATCTCCCAAGTCAAGCCACGCTGAACGCATTGTCGATACCAAAGGAAGATTGTCTGTCATAGTTCCACCTTGAATAGATGAACCTGCTGCTCTCTTCTTTGATAATACCATAATGCCATGCTGTTCATTACTGTTCGGAGCATCATCATTCATGCCAAACAATACATCACCACCTGCATTGACTATAAGAGAACCTGCAGGAATACCTTCTCTAGTAGACCATGAACCCTTATCCGTATGATACACCAATGCATAGTTATTCACTGGGCTACCATCAATAGGAAAATGCACAATGTATTCTCGTCTCTTCTTGCTGTATACAGCAGTTGCTTTACATAATGAATCCTTATTCAGTTTTTGAAATGTGTCCTGTAAGTGAGGAGTAAGATTATCTACGTCAGGATTACCATAGTCAAGGTTTATATTTATTCTGTAAATGCCATCATAAGAAAGAAATACCACACCCAATCCGGCAACAGCCACAATAGTATTCGTTGCTGTTGTGCCTATATATTGCGTCAAGTTGGTAGCTTTGAAGTTGGGATAGTCACCGCGAACTATATCAATGCTGTACTCTCGGAAGATCAACATATGATTAAAATAGGAAAATAATCCTGTCAATCCTCCACCTTGCCGATGTGATAGCGTAATAAAGCTCAACGCTGCATATTTATCAGGTTGTGCTGGATAGCTGTAGTACAACGTCAAATCATTATCTCGGCCACCATCAATAAACAAACAGTCCTTATACAATCCAAAGTATCTACACTTCATAGATGGGAATGGAATAGAGTCAGAATCATTTTGAGCTTCTGATCCCAATGCTGCATCTGGAACATCATCTATAAAAAAATCATCCCTGTTGTTAGGAATCTCTGCAACAAAATAATAAATGTCACCATCGTTGCCTGTGTCTTTGCCAAAGTTTTTTGTACGGTATACACGTCTAGCAATCACATCATTGCTGCCTATTGGAATCTCTACAACCAATGCATAACGAATAGTTAATGTTGCTAATGTCCATTCTACAGTATTGCTCTCTGTACTCAATGGTGACTCTGCACCTGCATGATTCACAAATGTTACCTTATATTTATACTTATTCTCTTTGTCTGTTTCAGGAATACCCAATCCCTTTCCTGATGGGTCAAATAAATAAAACCATATCGAACTTTTATCTCCACCAACTAATGCAGAAGCAGGGTTTTCTTCTACTCCCCATACTACTGGAGCTGGAGGAAGAGAATCAAATCCCAATGGATACTCTATCAAATAACTACTAGAAACATAAGAAGTAACTGGCCATAGTGTTGTCTTGCTAGGCCTATCATAACCGTTTGTGTACAATATAAATCTACCCACTTGGCAATACTGAGTTCCTACCTCAGAAGATAATGGAATCGTTCTGTCTTCTGACAATACCTCTTTCTTGATTGTCGATACAAAATCATTCAGATGATACAAAATACCACCTTGTTCAAACAAAATAGAATCTTGTGCTCCCTGATGTCTTTGTACATAAAACAGGCTATCTATCTTCTGTTGGCCAAATGGAGTAAATGTCGATGCTCCTGTTTTATATTGCTCATATCCAATCTTGTTTGTCCATCCTCCTGTATAAGGATCAACCTCCCAATTTACTATCTCTTGTAAAGAATCAGCAGGTTGAGGATACTTCTCAAACAATCCTTTTAGTACATCTACTTTATTGTTTGTATCGTTCATGGCATACGTCTCAATGGAGTCCACATCGGAACAGTATCTACACCACTCTCCTTCATAAATCCTTTCACAAATCTACGAGGCTTTTGTGTAAGAAATCTTTGCTCCAGCTTTACAACTTCGTCTTCATACTTACGTCTGTATATTCCTGCTAATGTGTTGTTATCATGTTTTGTAAGAACATCCATCAAACAGGCGTAGGCCAATACAAGATGATGCGATGGAGGAAGCTCAGGTGTATCTGTATCCTCTTGTAATCTTGCAGGTATGTATATGTATCGGAATGAAATCTCAAAGTCCTCACTCTGTCTTGGATACAATCTAACAGTCTGTCTGTAACCTTCAGGATACTCGTATCGAACATTATCCAAAACAAAGATGCCATTCTCAAAATCATCCAATGTAAATGCTGTTGTCTGTGAACCATTGAATCCAGGATCAACTTGATCAACTCGGTATACTCCCTCAAAACTGGGAGTATCACTTGCATCTACAATATAAATGCGTCTACCATAAGGCTTTGTCGATGGCAATGCTGGATATGTTATGTTCAACACTTCATCATCGGCCAATGTAATCTCACTGGAAAATGCAGACAATGCAGATTCTACTTCTGAAATCTTACCATTCTTTCCATACTGAACATATGTTTGGGCAACACGTACTGTCCTCACTCCTTGACCTGGAGTCGTAGATGATGCAGAAACAGTTGGTGCTGCTGTCGGAGCAGTCAACATAAAATCATCTTGCATAATCCAGTAGTTAGGAATGTTCACTTCATCCAATGGCAAGTTGTAGTATTCATCCTCGAATCTTGTCAACGGAATAAATCTCCCTACATCTGTAGGAGCAATCTCCATTGATCTTCGGCCAGCTTGTAACAATGCCACACAATCTGTAGGAAGACGAATATATCTTTCCTTGAATCGTACTTCTTGTGTACCTGACCATGATACATCTCCAACTACATAACATTCATAGTTATTGTTTGGATTATTTAATAATACATCATATTCTGTACCATCAATCTCAATAATATTTCCTTCTGCCCATTGAGGTAAAGAAGAAAATACACCTACTGATATAGTAGTTCTATTAGTAGAACCACTATATGTTCCTGTAGCTGATACAGTCACATCTGTGTACACCATTACCTTACGCTCACGCTGTGCAAACGTAAACTCTTTTGTGGAAAACAACATGCGATAATGGTGATTGATTACATCGTCAATCTGTTTTGTGTACTCTTTGTTTGACGATGGATCATAGTCAATGATGTTGGCTATGTACTGTCTTATCTCTCGTAGATTCATGTTGTATCCTGTAAAAAAGGGCTAGGCTAATCAAAAGAATAACCTAGCCCTAGTACTATGGGAAAGGATTAAAACTGTGGATATACATACACAGTAGCAATGTTTGATGTATCTGCCTCAGCAGCAATAGCAACGATTGGATACAAGTCAAAAGTTGCTGCACCAGCCTCATCAACTGCAACAGTACGAACTGCAAGTTGTCCTGCTGTTGATCCGATTTGAAGCAAGTCTCCTGCAACAGTTGTAGCCACATTTGCTTCGCAGAATCCACGAATACAAACACGAACATTATCACCTATTGCAGCATCAACCAAAGCAATACCAATGCAAAGTTTATCAGTAGCTGTTCCGCTATCTGCCTTTACTACCTTAAGTGCTTTATCACTATCAGCTGTTTGAGACATATCCAATGCTACAGCATCACCAAGTGTGATTGCCTCTGCTGCAATAAATACTTCTTCGATTCTGCGATCAGACGCATCTGCAGAAGAACCTGTAGTATTTGCTGCGGTATCAAGTCGTTGTAAAAGATTTTGAGTAGCCATGTTTCACCTCTTAAGTATTGATTTCTGCAAAAGCGTTAATAAGGATGCCATGTCCACTCAAATTTGCTGTGGCCAACTGAGTACGTGTCATGATGTTTGCAGCCATAGCAGCATAACCACTAATACGCTCAAACTCGCCCATTTCAAAATAAGCATCACGATCAAAGTACAAAGACAACAACTTACTGTTGAGGAACAATGCATCAATAGTTCCATAATCATTTGAATCTGTTTGATACTGACCTGCAGAACTACCAAAAACAATATCAGTTCCTGTCATATCTTTTGCAGCACCAGTAGCAAGATCAGATTGAACAAATGAAAATCCAAGATTAGGCTCAACATAAACCTTTGCACCATTGAACATAAGTCCAAGTTTTCCGGCCATGTCACGTTCTTCTTGAATAGAAGTATATCGCTCTTGTGCAAACAAGCTATTCTTGTAAAGTTCGTAGCAACGTGGTGACATCAAGATAATGTCAACTTCGCCTTCAGGAGCATATACTTGAGAATCAATGTACAACTTGCTCATTGCTCGGAACAATCTTTCTGATTGTGTAGAAGCAGCTGGAAACGCAGATGGACAATCAACGTATTGGTTTTGGAATGTTTGAGTATATGTAGAACGTTGAAGTCCACCAACAGAACCTGTTACTTGTGATCCAAATGGCTGACATGCAAACCAACCATTTGCTCGAGTAGGAGACAATGACTCCATTTCGGTCAAGATGGTAGATGTGTTTGCAACAACTTGCTTACAGAACTCACGTTGAAGCATACCCATAACGGACTTCAAACGTGCTTCAGCAAGATTGATAACAGCACGGTCGCCTTTGTTGGTAAGTTGTTCTTTCTCTGTGATTACAACAGGAGCAACAAAGTCACACCAGTTATATTCAGTTTGACGAAGAGGATCTTTTACTGCAAGGTTTACAGATTCGTATCCACTAGACAACTGAGTAATCATAGAATGTTCGGTCATAATAGCAGGGCAGTTTACCTTGCTACCACCATCGCTCTCAATAACAGCTCCATGTGAACGGATTGCATCAAGAAGAGGGATGTTCTTAAATGTATTGTCTACCTCACGATCTTTCAAGATTCGCAGGGTTGACGCAAGTATATCGGGTTGAATAGCCACAACGGCCTCCTACGGTTAAAAGTTACTTTTGTTCGCTCTCGTATCCTCGTGAGGGGAGATGCTTCAACGTGTCCTTACGGGGTATCCACATGCGAGTCATTATATTGTATAACATATTTATTTTTGTTGTTTCAACAAATGTTGATACAAGTCTGCTGCTTTCATCTTTGTAGCTCCTGTAGGAACAGTCACGCCTTTGTTTTGGCCAACACCTACTTTGAGTCCACTTGCCTTTGCAGCTTGCTTAAATGCTAGTTCTTCTAGTTGTTGTCTCTCAGATACACTATGGCTTCGTCTACCTTTGACAATCCAATATGCATCTTGTAGTGACAAACTTTCGTTGCTCAATAATGTTTGACGTACCTCTGCTTTCAATACTTCATCCGATGTCAAATCAGGATGCTCAGCCATAAACGCTTGCACTTTGGTCTGTGCTTGTGCCTTCATCTGCTGTTCTGCCATAGGTTGTAGTACAGCCTGAAGACGTTCTGCTACAATCTTATTGACGTATCTCTGAAATGATTGTGTATCGTATGGATCAAACTCTCCGGCATCTTCCGTAGCAGCTTGCTGTATCGCTTTGTATGCAGCGTTGTCTTCCAAACTCATACGCATTGCTTGAATCTGCTGTGCTTGTTCAGCAAGTTCCTTACGTTGTGCAGCCAACTCTTGCGTTTTACGAGTATAGTCTGCTCTCAACTGTTGCATCGCACGTTGGCTTTTTTCATCTGCTTGATTAAAAAGTGAATCCCATGATTCACCATCACGCAAACCTTCCTGTTCAGGTGCAGGCTGTCCACGTTGTAATGCTTCATGCTTAGATAGAATCGCATCTACACGTCTATCATAATCATCTTTGTAGTTATCAATCGATGGTCTGGAATCTTTATCGGAGACTATTACAGTGTCCTCCGATGGTGTGTCTACATTATTGTCATCTGACATATATTACCTCATTCGTTGGGTGAAAAGTTCTTCATCGGATACTTCCATTTCTCCACCTGTAGGAGCTGGCATTTCCTCTGTCATTGTTTCCTCTGTGACTTCTTCTTCTTCGCCACCTTCAAGAAACTCCTTAAATTTTTTATCCTTGATTGCTCTATTCAAAAGAGCAACAAGTTTTGCCACGTCTGCATCGGATACTACTTCTGATAAACTAATCTCTATAGGAATACCAGCTTGTTCTGCAATGCTCATGATGGCCATAAGTAGCTGCATCAAATCCTGTGGAAACGTTGTTTGTTCCTCTTGAAACTCAGGATATGGTTGCTCTTGCATCATAGGTAAAATCTGATTCAATACCTTTACCAATGCATTCATCGCTTGTACTGAATACTTACCTTGTGGTGCCATCATTTGCATACCTTGTTGGTTTGCTGCATCCATGCCTGCACCAATCGCATTGGCTTGCATCATTAAATCTTGTGGAAGTGCCATAATATACTCCTATAAAAGTTGGGCTACTTGTTGGGGAGAACCTGGTACTCCCTGTTCAATAGTTTGTGTCGGTGATGGTTGGCCAGTTGTCTGTGCCAAATCTTGAATACCTTCTACTTGTGTCTCCAAGAAATCTTCAGGAAGATCAAGTTTACGTACAAGTTCTTGTAATACTTTCTGCTGTGGTACACCAAGTTGCATCAATACACCAATCGCTTGCATAAAGTCTTGTTTTTTTACAGCCTCAGATACTGGTGTTGCACCTGCATCCAATGCATAAAATGAAAAGTCTCCATCCAAATCTGTTGCACGTACAATCTCAGGATTACCATTGATAACAACCACATCAGGTTCATCTTCCAAAAATATCTTCATCATAGCAATATACACAGAAGATGCATACTCAATCATTGCATCACGTTCTCTTGCCAATCGGCCAATCTCGGATGAACTATAAGATGCCAATGCTGTAATCTCTGTGGCTGTTGCTCTTGTTGCCTCACCTCGAGTAAAGGGAGCCATGATGCTTCCACGCTGAAAATCATCATTCACTTGACGAATATATGATTCTAACTCTGTTGGTACAGGAGTATGTGGCACAGCCTGTATCGCATTGCTAATAGACATTGCAGGAGAAATCTCTGCTTCAATGTATTCGCCATCTGCACCCAATGCCAGCTTCGCCATGTCTTCATCACTGAATACACCCTTCTTCACAATCCACTGACGTGCTGCTCTGCGTACCATTGTCGATTGATATGTGCGAATAATGTTTGTCTCTTCTACCTGACTATACACTCGTTGTAAGGCAGAATACCCTCGCAAAGGAAGATCTGGCTGGCGAGAGAAGTATAACGGAACAATAGGAGCAAGTGGATTATTAGCAGCATCCACAAAAGGAATCTGATCATATTTTCGTGTTTCGTTGGTATCTCCATCGCCTATCTCGATCTCCAATCCATCATATAACCACTTCTCACCATTCGTATAGTCAGGACTCCATACGTACATCTTATTATTGGCTAGGTCGTAAAACTCCACCACTTGAATATACTCAAACGGAGACTCTTCTTCTACTCCACTTTTATTCAGCTGAGACAAGTTAATCCCAAGATAGTTGGCATTCAAGTCATCATTGTTATAGTCAAGAAATCTCACAAGTTGGTGCGAGTCATACTTCTTATTACCATACTTGACTTTGGCTTCATCTACTGTAATGTGGTATCTATGGCCTACATACTTCTGCTGTGTCCAGGCACTAGCATCTTGGTCAACAATCACATCCCATGCAGCAACAGCAGATACACCCACACGCTTAAATGGATCAGGATGTTGAGTAGCATACAACTTCAAGAAAGCACATGGGTATATCAATGCCAGTCGTGACACATCCTCAATCTGTGTTCTTATCTTGTCAAGGAACGCATTGGATAGGGCTTGAACTTTTTGTGAATCCCCTCTTCCTCGTACATCACCCTTCACAACCACAGCTGGGTTACGTGCATACAACGAAGCAATATAACCTTCTATGTATTCATACGCTCGTGTTGTTTCGATTAAAACTTGGTCAGGTGCATAGTTTTTATCCCAATATCTAGTCATGTAAGCAGCACGTAGCTTACGCAGTTCTGCCTTCTGATCATCCCAATACGCTTCGTGCCTTCTATATAATGCTTCTGCTATCTTTGCTTTCATTTTCTTCACCACTATTCTGTATAAACACTGTTTCTACATTATTGCATTTTTTTGTATAACAAGATCTTGCATAAGATAATCTCTTAAAAGG